CGGCCATGCCGTTGCGCTCTATGTCCTTGGCCGTGGATACAACGCACCGAAGCCCGGCGCCATGCCGCAGGCCCAGCGCAACAAAGCGTACTGGGAGCGCCACAGCGCCATGATCCGGGCCAGGCGGCCAAGCAAGGCAGTGCTGCAACTTGGTGTGTGGGCGGGGCTGCTATGACGCCGCGCGAAATGGAAGCGGCATGCCTGGCCGCCATGGAGCAGCCTGGCATGATGCTGGGCGTCACATTGACCACGCCACGCGGCCAGAAGATGCCGCCAGGCTTCCCACGCGGCGAGCTGCTGAGCGAGAGCCACCAGTGGGTGAACCGCAGCTACAAGCCCCAGGCCGTGCTGCGCTGGCTGCGCGAGAACATGCTGATCGAGGCTGTGTCGGAGACGGCGCCGTCGCGGAAGGCGGTGACGCCATGAGCACCGACGTCATCAAGCTGGCGCGCCAGGCGTGCTCTGCCATGGCAATGGCCGACCCTGGCCCGATTGCCTACGTGTTCAGTCGCCCGCAACTGGAGCACTTCGCCGCCCTGGTCATTTCCGACTTCCTGGAGCGCACCGGCCAGTACGTGACCAACGACGCCAGCAGGGAGGCCGCGCTGGCGGCCGCCAGGTCGGATGAGCGTGAGCGCTTGGCGCTGGAGTTTGACCGCCGGTCAGTCTATGCCGATGGCACGCCCAGCACCGGCTGGTATGAGCCCAATGAGCCGGCGGAAATTATCCGGGGGCTGTAAACAGACCTCTAAGCTGTTTCATGAAGGCAAAAAGCCCGCGCCAGGTATGGGCCTGCGCGGGTTTGGTGTTTTTCGGGCTCTGCTAGGGCGCGATAAATAGGACCGGCAGCGACTTGGTAATGTCTGCACTGCCAGGGTCGAACTTGCCATTGTTGCCAGTGGCGGACTTGATCTGGGTGGGGTCGAAAACGATGTATTCGTTCTCAGGCAGTTCTTTCCACCCGTAGTCCTTCGCCAATGCTTTTGCGTCGTAAATGATCCCGTCGTACTCACCTCCAGCGCGCACGGAGTCCACCCACTTCTTTGGCAGAAGTTGGGGGAATTCCATGCTGCCGCCAGCGAATGCGCTACGAGCCCACTCTGCGCTGATCCTGTCGTCAATGATCAACGGCTTCTTCATGGACAGGTAGACCGGCATCACGTTGTGCCCATCGCGGGCCGACCCGTCGCGCTTGGTGCCCACATTGTGGTTTGCCGGCTGGCTGCTCTGGCTATCGGTAAACCATATCGCATGACCGCTCAGGGTCGGGTCATTGCCCCCAGCCTTGAACTCGCTGAAGTTTCCCGTCGTGGCGTGATAAACCACCAGCGGCTTGCCCTGGTCGTCCACCACCTTGCTGGACCCAAACCATTCCTTGAACTCCGGCGTGTCGGTGGCCTTTACCCTGGTTGCCGGTGGAAACAGGTCAGAAGGGTTCGCCAAGGCGTCTCGACGCGCGTCCTCCGCATACGCAAACATGCCCTTTCTAGACTTTTCATTCCAGCCGATATCGCGGCCGTCTTTTGTCCGAATCCAGTATCCCTGGTGGTTCTTTCCACTCGGGTCACGGCTGCCGTGAATAGTAGCCATCACTTCGCCATTTACCAGTACGTCACGGCCTTTGATTTTCGCTTCCAGTTTTTCCATTGAAACCTCACTTTTGTGTGGCTCAATCTTACTCTTATTTGATGAATCCGTGTGTGATTCTTGTCGACCCACATCACCGGCATCGAATAACCCCATCTGCCCAGGCCCAGCCACCGCATGCGCCTGGCGCCCCTGGTACCCATTGACGTTGACCATCTTCCCGCCACGCATATACGCGCCGACGTGAGCTTTGAAGAACAGGGCGAGCGTGGCTTTCATACCTATTATTTTGCACTCACGACCGACCGCCGCACACACGTAATCATTTTTGATGCAAAATACCGACATTCACAAAAGGAGTTTTATGACCGACACCATAGACCGAGACAGCGACGCATACCGCCTAGAGCAGCACCGCAAGGCATCATCCGCAATCGGTGGCGCACGCATGAATCCAGCGGAATTCGGCTGGGTGCACATTGACCGCATCGATACCGACATGGACTTGCGCACGCGCCTGGTGGACCTTGGCTGGCGTCCGCCGGCAAAGCCTGTTGATCAGCCGCAGTGCCCGACGGTGGCATGGCAGCACCCGGCCAGGGCAGACCTCGTTACCAGCGACCGGCACGCCTACACTGGATTGAGCGCAGGCCAGCCACGAGCGCTGGTGTTGGAGGATGATGTGGTGGACCACATCGACTGGCTGGAGCATGGCATTGACGAATGGCGCGCCTATGCGGTCGAGGCCGGCCGCTTGCTGAAGATTGCGCGCGACGAGCTCGCTGCACTGAAGAAAATCAGCTAGATTAGCTGTTTCCAAACAGCCAAAAGCCAGCGTCAATGCTGGCTTTTTTCGTTTTCGGCCTGGTGTCGGGCGCCAATCGGGCGCTACTGGCGGCGCGACGAATGAACCTTGTACCAGGCGTCGCCAGCAGCTGCACCATCCCTGAACTCTTTCTCGCAACCGTCTTTACGAGGGTTCACGGACTTGATGGGCCAACCAAGAAACCCCTGTTTGAAGTAGTGAGCGCGATCGCCGGCTAGGCCAGAATTCTTTACCGCGTCAGCGCATGCGAGCTCGCGAGCGTCCCCGTCTGAATTGTTCTTGGCTGTCTGCTTTTCTTTTTGTTCTCTGTCGGCGTCCTGCTTGCCCATGCTCCGTCCGACATGAGCCATGAATTTTGCATTGGATTTGTCGTCATCCTTTTGCGCCTGGGTACGGGTATCGTCATGCGCCCGAACCACTGTGCCATCCTTGCGGGTGTAGGTTTCAACATGGCTTTTGAAGAACAGGATTGGGGGCGACGTTTTCATACCCGGTAGTGTCAGGTCACGACCTCCGCGACACGTACATCTCGCAAGCCACGTCGCGCGCCGCCACCAGCAGCTGGCGCTCGCCGCACATGCCGGCCTCCGGGTCATAGGACGTGCACCGGCCGCACACGCCGTCTGGCAGCGCCTCCAGCATGGACGCCACGGCGGTGGGCAGCCCGTGCATGTTCATGGCCTCGGCCTTGGTTCTTGCTTCCTGGTGCACACTGCCTCCTTGGGGGATGATGAACGTGGCCGTGCCATGGCTGCGCGCCCAGGCCACGTCGCACAGCATGTTCGCGTAGCTGAAGTGGGGATCGATGCCCACTTTCTTGACGGAGCGCCGGAACTTGTTGGTTTCCTCGTCCTTCTCGGCCACCAGCGCGGTCTTGGTGAAGTGGTGGAACGCCCGGGGCAGCACCGCCATGAGCTGGGTCTGGCCCTTCTCCTTGACGTCCTGCACCAGGCCCTGCGGATCCGGGAATAGGCACGTGGCCGACGTGAAGCGCGCCATGCTGACCTGCATGCACTTGTACTGGTCCATGCGCAGCGTGTAGCGGTCGCGCTCGGTCTCGTCGGTGCGGCGCTCGCTCACATCCAGCTTGGGCGCGTCACCCCAGTGGATCATGCCCTCAGCCACGGTGCCGAAGCTGTCGCAAATAAAGACGCGCCCGCGGTGCCTATTCGCAAAGCGTTTTGCTTCGTTGTAATTTGGGTTGATTTCAACGACACACACGGCAATGTCGAACATCTCCATGAGCTCGCTGCTGCGCGCGAACGGGTCTTCGCTATACGTTTCCTCCACGTGGATCACGGCCTGGCGCCCGTCCGGCAGCCGCTCCTTGATCACGTGCACGTTGAAGTTGCCCATCTGGTCAATGCCCATGTACGCGCCGCGCGCCCGGCTCTTCCATGCCACGCCGGCGGCCTTGCCCGCTGCAACGCATGCCGCCAGGTGCTCCAGCGTCACAGGGATCTGGCTCGGGTCAAGGTAGGGCTTGCCCAGCTTGCGGTTGAAGAAGTTTTTCATGTCCGTCGCGCCCGTGTAGGCGGTCAGGATTTCGTCCGGCGCGATGGTGGGGCTCAGGAACTGGGGGAAGTGCACACTGCGGATGCGCAGCTTGCGGTATTTTTTCTCCACGTCCAGCTGCGGGCCGGTGTCCATGGCCGGCGCCTCGGCCACCCACTCGCCGCGCTGGGTGTCGTCAATCCAGTGGCCGGCCTGGCACACGTAGCGCACGCGGTCCAGCACCGGGTCGAACTTGATGCACTCCGGGAAATAGTCGTCCAGCGGCTTGCGCGCGCCGCACGTCGGGCACTCGGTGTGGAAGCGGTGGCGCGTGCCCCGCAGGTACCAGTGGTGGATATCGGCCTCGGGCCAGTTGGCCGTGCTGCCCATCAGCATGAACCGAATCTCAGACGCGCTCAGGCGCTCATAGGTCTTCTCGATCTGGTCCAAGGTCATCTCCTGTACCTCGTCAAAATTTAGGACGTCCATGGGGATGGACTCAGTGGTGGCCCGGCCCGACGTCCACGAGAACACGTAGAGCGCATTGTCCAGGCGCCGCTTGGTCACGTTGCCCTCGCCTGACTTCTTGCCGGTGCCGTCCACTGCGTCCTGGGTCATGAGCTGGTGCACCGCCGGTATGCTGCGCACGATCGGCATGAAGCGCTCGGTCGACTTGATGCCGGCCAGGTTCATGTCAGGCAGGAACATGCCCACGGTGCACGGCCCGAACTTGATGCCCAGGTAGATGGAGCTCAAAATCTCCATCACGGTGAATCCCACCTGCGCGCATTTCATGATCACGAGGATGTAGCGGAACGCCTCGTCGGCCGTGGTCGGGATCTGGTCGTAAATCCACGCCATGGCAGGCCGGTCGTCCAGCTTGAACGGCTTGCCGTCCACCTTCATGCCTTTGCGGCCCAGGTCCTGGCACCAGTCCAGGAACGACATGCCGTCGGGGATGGTGACGGTCTCGTCCACCTTGAAGCCGGTGCGGGCCTCGAGGCGCGCCAGCATGTCGCCCAGGCCCTGGCCGAAGTCGGGCCGGGCCCGGCGGTTGCCGCTGCCCAGGCCAGTGGGCTTGTACGCGCGGCCGTTGGACGCAAAGGCCATCAGAGCTTCATGCCCATGGTCAGACCTTGCTTGGAATTCAAAATAGCCAGCCGCTCCATGATGCGCCGCTGCACCTCGGGTGACTCGGCGCCAATCTCCTCGATGATGGTCTCGTAGAAATTCTGCATGGTGCGCAGATCCCAGACCTCTTGCACCGCCTTGATGGCCGTCTCCAGCAGGTCGGCGCGCCGCACGATCGACTTGTCGAAGGCGGCCGGGTTGAGGATCTTTTCGGTCACCGTGCCGTCGTCGGCCACCACGGTCTTGATGCCGAACGCGCGCAGCATCTGGGCGTCGCGGTACAGGCTGTAAATCTCGGCCACGAAGTCGATCGTCGCCAGGCCCTGCTCGCCCGTCTTGGCGATGTAGTTGGGGCTGGGCGCGGCCGGCAGGTGGCGCGTGATGCGCTCGGTGCCGTCGGCCTCGGACTCCAGTGCCCGGTCGTCCTTGCGGATCTTGCGCACCTTCTGCACCAGCTTCGCCTTGGCGTTGATCAGCTGCGGCTTGGGTACATCGGCCGTCTTGGCGTCGCGGATCCATCGCCACTTGGTGGCCGCGCCGATGTTGGGGAACTGGTCCAGCACCGCGGTCCAGTTGTTGGAGCCCACGGTCGCCAGGTGCTTTGCCACGGCGTCCATGTAGGCGGCTTTGATGCGGGGGTCGATTGTCGTTGCCATGGGCAAGATGATAGCGTCACGATGATAGCGTGATAGCGCATGGGGCTTGCGCTGGGTGCGCCCGACTGGTGCCCGAAGGCCATGCCTGGCCGCGCAAACCCAATGCCAGCAAGGGTTTGCGCGTACTCATAAACAGCTAAGAACTCTGTTTACGGCTGATCATAGCTGCATATCCCAGAGAATGGCGTGCTTCAGCTTTACGACGCGCCTTCCCCATTTTTGGCAAATTTCGCGGGTGCTGCATTGGCATCCCCACCACTCACCGTTCCAATAGCGATAGGTTATTTTTTTAGTGTCGGCATCCGACTTGACCCGGTAGATGCCAATCGTAGGTGGTGCACCGATTTCCCATTCCGTTGGTTTTTTCATAAAGATCCGCTGCAATTGATGATCACTATTAGGTACCAAACAGGTCGGACTGTGGCGCAGGCGCACTCGCAGCGGTAACCAGCGCCAGTTCGTGCTCAATGCGGGCCTGGGCGATCGCCATGTACTCGGGGCTCATCTCGCAGCCAATGAACCTCATGCCCTCACGCATCGCGGCCTTGCCGGTGGAGCCTGAGCCCATGAAAGGATCGAGCACCACACCGCCGGCAGGCGTCACCAGTCGGCACAGGTAGGCCATCAGGTCGGTGGGCTTTACCGTGGGGTGGACGTTCTTGCGCGGACCGGACTCGGCTGATGGCGGTCTCTCGCCATTGGTCACTCTATAGTCTTGATCCGTCCATTTGTTGCCATTGACGCGGTGCACTGCCTCCATGTGATCCAGCCCCGCATCCCGGTCCGCCTTGCTGGCCTTGGCGCAGTAGAAGAAGCGGGCGGCGCTGCCGGTGCTGGCGGTGAACTTCTGCTCGCCGCGCGCAGTGGGTTTCCCGTAGGTGGAGACTTGCGAGCGCTGACCGCCTTCGGGTGGGTATCCTCCGCTCTTGGACTCGGGGAACCCCACCAGCACCTCCTCGCTGCCGTCGTGGATCAGGTTGGCGGGCCAGCGGCCGAGAGTGCTGCCTGTTTCAAGACCAGGTGCAAAGTTCCCGCCATGGAAACCGATCTCTGCTTCGCCTTGAATGCGTGCGGTGCTCTCGCTACCCACCCTGCACCCATCAATGTTCAGAGCCCCTGTGCCGTGGGCTAGGACGTTGGCAGCCACGGTCGAAGACCGTTCCCGTAATAACCACCCAGTACCACCGCAATAGGCGCACGATGGATTCCCGAATTCGTCAAAACTGGCAGCTTTGCGTCCACCTTCGCAGGAGCATGCGGCCTGTACTTTTGTTGATAGTGGTTTACGTGCCACTGTGATTGGCTCCAGGGCCGGCTTCAGCGCGGTGCCAAGACCTCTGGGTACCACCGGCAAGCCGCACCCTCCACAAACCGGCCATGCTCCCATAGCTTGTGGCTCCGATTGTCCGGCCACAGTTCCAGATTGTCGTTCGCGTTGTTCAACGGGTCGTGGTCCACATGGTGCACGCACTCCGTCCGTGTCAGCAGATAGCCGCACATCAGAACCATCGCCAGACGGTGCTCCATCACATATCCGTCCTTTCGCGCCATCGGAGCAGCCCACACAGGAGCCCGCACATACCGAACTTGCACATAGTTTCCGTGCCGGTGTCGATGCGTCACTCCGCCCTTCCATGCTGGGTTTTCCGCTCCCATCTTCGGTGCTGGCAAATTGCGGCCATCCGGCAGCGGATGCGCCTTGTTCCTGCATGCCGTGCTGCAATACTTGCCCGCGTTCTTCTCCAGAAGGTTCGGCCGACGATACATCAGCGATCCGCACAGGTCGCAAGCCACATTCGGTCGACGCACAACCTTTGCTGCCCATTCCTTTTGCTTCGCAGCCAGTTGCTCTGGTGTCGTGTATATTTTCCGCATGGGTGTATGGTACAGCACAACCACAGGTTAGTGTGCCTCTATGGTTGTCCATATTATGACTTTTCGGAAATCCACTCGCGTAAACCCAAGCCAGCATGTCCCGAATCTCAAACCCGGCATCCTCGATGCGCACGGCCATGCGGTGCTGCGTGCGGGTACCGGCGAACGCCAGCAGGTGGCCGCCTGGCTTGAGCACGCGCAGGCACTCTGTCCACACGTCCACGCCGGGAACGTCATAGTCCCACTTCTTGCCCATGAAGCTGAGGCCATAAGGCGGGTCGGTGACCACCGCGTCGACGCTGTTGTCAGGCATTCCGCGCAGGGATTGCAGGCAGTCGCCCAGGTGCAGGGTAAATTGGTTCATGAAATAGGGCCCGCTGGTGCAGGCTTTAGGTTGTGATCACGTATTGTATTTGAGTAACGGCATGCCGTGCAGAAGAATGATTTGCTGTGATGCTTGCTGTGCCCGACCTGCGCCCGACAGCACAAAAAAAGACCCGCAACCAATCATTGGCGCGGGTCTCAGGCTTGGAGAAAACAGCTTACTGATCAGTTTTTGGAACAGGCGAAGCTCCTGGGCGCCACCGCCGCCAGGCCCATTCCGCGCCGCGAACAGCGCAGTCCAGAACCCAAATGGCGACGATGGCGGCAGAAATGATCACCGGTGACAACGCGAGGAACAGCACCAGTGGTCCGTCAATGATGACGATGTACGCAAGCAGCGCCAAATAGACCATGG